AAAGATATGGAGGGTTTTGTATATCTAATTACAAACTTAGCAAATGAAAAAAAGTATGTGGGTAAAAAACACTTTTGGACTCGGCAAAAGGATAGAAAAACTGGAAGAAGAAAAAAGAAAGAAAGTGATTGGAGAAACTATTATGGGTCTTGCGACGAACTAAAAGAAGATATCAAATTATTAGGAAAAGAAAATTTTTTAAGAGAAATACTTTATCTTTGTCCTCATAAAAAATCTATGTCTTATTATGAAACTTATGAGCAATTTAAAAGAGATGTGTTAATGACTGACGAATATTATAATACAAATATTGAAGGTAGATTTTTTGTTAGTGAGAGATCTGGAATATATGAAGTCGTTTTAAGAAACGATAAGTATAGAGAAGATAAAAGAAAATTTATGACTGGCGATAACAATCCAGCAAAAAGACCAGAAGTTAGACAAAAATTAAGTGAAATGCTTTCTGGTGAGGGAAATCCTATGTATGGAACAACTCTCACCAAAGAACATAAAGAAAAACTTTTAAATTCCAGAAGACGTGAAGTTACTGATGGATTTAAAAGTTGGTTAAGTGTAAATGAATGGATGAAAGATAATAAAGCAGGATATCAAAAATACAAACAACAATTAAAAGACGGTTTGATTTGGATAAAAAATTAGACAGCATTTGTAGTAAAATGTATAAGATATACAAACCCAAAATAATCTTGAATATCACTTGAATCAAATACTTGGTCATTATAGATCCAAGGGTTTTCATAACTCATACTAAGAATCTTTATGAGCTATTATTTATCTTCAACGGAGACAAACCTAGTCTAGCAATAAAAAAGCACCCCTGTCAAGAGGTGCTTAAAGTTATGTTAGGATTTACTAACGACCCATTTGTTTAGCGTACCACTTTTCAAAATCTTCTCTACGTTTGTTACCTCTTGGTGGCATGGGAGTTTTTTCTCCACGAACAGGAGCATATTTCTTTTCTTGCTCTCTCTCATACTTTTCTGGATTCTCACGGGCATGTTGTGCCTCAATAATATCTCTGATAACTTCTTGATCCAACTGAGACATAATGGCAATTGCCTCTTCATTAGTGTCAGCATGTCCTTCTGAGACAAGAAACTCAAGAACTACATCCCAGGTATCAATTTCTTCATCAACAGGAATGTTTGAACCTGTTCTTTTATTTCTACTTGCTACTAACTTTTCAGTTCTCCTAAGTTGATGGAACTCTCTGTTAGGAGCACCAGAATCTACAGATCTATTAAATTTACGTTCTCTTGCTTTCAATGTTTTTTGAACTTTTTTATCAGATAGTTCATCGAGCTGTTGAGTCTCTTCACCAAGTCTTGATGCGGCACCTGCTGCCTTCTGAGCAACCTTTCCAACTGCTCCTGCTGCCTTGCGGAGACCTCTTCCGATCATGCTCTTAACACCAGTCTTGACCTCTGCCTTCTTCTTCTGGACGGTGCTAGAGACGGCATGTGCTGCCTTTCTGCCTGCTCTTCTTGCCTCATCCTTGGCAATAGAAGCAGCAATGCCAGCACCAGCAACGGCACCCTTGACCTTTGACTTAACTCTTTCCTTAGCAGCAGCCACTGCCGTCTTACGTGCTTCTCCACGTTTTGTAGCAGTCGTTGACTTTTGATATGCTTTTGCTTCTTTTGAACCAGCTGGTGCATATGGGTTGAGTTCCATTAGATATTGAAGTGCTGCCTCTTCTACCACATCAGCAGCCTCATCGATATTGTGACCAAACTCTAGGCACTCTTCGATGAGTTCTTCCACGATTTCTTCAATCATTTCACAGGAGATCCCATCTCCCTCTTCATAAATGTTTTGATAAGATTCGTATACTGTTCTTAAATCAGACGATAACATTTTTATACTTATTGGAATTCCTGTGAATATTTATAAAAAAAGAGGGTCATTAACCCTCTACCCATTCTTTACGGTAATCATAGTCTCCAAATAGAAACTCATCACACTCTGCTGCTTCTTTATAAGCATTCAATAGTTCTTGTTCACACCATTCATCATAATTGGAATCATCTTTGAGTATTTTAGGGTTCATTAGATTATATTACAACCTGGTTCTAACAATTTATACTCTTTTCCATTATAAGCAACTCCGGAGTAATATTCTGTAGCATTAATAACAGAAAACATATTATATTCTCTTCCATCATCAAATGGTGTTATATCTATCAGATCCCCATAGGTATTCTTCCAGATACTATGATATATTGCACATCCGTAAGTTTCATTATCAACATCTGTAATTAGATAATATCCACTTATTTTTTCTCCACCATAAGTTCTCACATAATGATTTACATTATTGTGGCAGTTTGCCCCAGCACATAATGGTTTAGATACTACAGGAACTTTTAACAAAGTGCTTGAGAACTTACAATACTCTTGAAGTTTAACTACACACTCATCTTCTGGTAATGATATTCTAAACTTTCTCTTCAATACTCCATCCATTTCTTCTTGGTCCTTTTCTGTCATACTTAATTGCGGCACTCATAGTTGCATATGAAATATTTTGAGACTTACAAAATTCCTTTAATGCTCCAGTAATAATATACTCTTTATTTTCTGGAGAAACAATCCTCCAAGTTTTAGAGTTTGGATTATCCTTACCAAATTTTGGTGTTCTATTTTGACTTATTTTATTTCTTATCTCTTGTGATAATTTAACACCATATCTTGGATTGTTCTTACCAGCAACCTTTTCACTTATTCTTTTCTTTGCTTCTTCACTATGTTTTCTTCCACTAAAACCCTTTGTCTTTTGCCCTCCAGGTTTTCCTTCTCCACCAAGATTTTGATTTAATAAAACTCCACCATCACATTCTCTTTTCCAGAGTGCTATATGCTTGATTTCAAGTTCTATTGCTTCTTCTTTAGTTAATCCAGATTTTACAATCCACCTTCTTTCTCTTGATGGTAATAAATTTGCTCCATTACTCCTCAAATGTTTTGCGTGTATTCTTCTTGGTTTTCCATAACCAACATAAAAGGGAGAACTAAAGTCCTCCCTTAAGTAATAGTAAAGAATATAGTTATTCATTTTAAGACTGAAGTTGAGTTATATTTATTTATACAACATTCAACTTCAGTCTTAAATCATAGTTTAAATCCACTAAATGTGTCTTTTTTCATATCTTGCTTCAAACCACCTACAATATATGTTTCCTGCTCCGTTTCCTGGGGTGCCACCTGAAGACCTTTAGAGGAGATCCAGTGCTGAGTCCAAGGTAGTGGATTATTGTTTGCTGAAATATCGTATTGGGGCTTTAACCCAATTGCTTTAAGTCTTCTATTTGCAATCCATTCTACGTACTGTTGAAGAAGTTTGTCGTTTAGTCCAATCATGCTGCCATCTTTGAACAGATAATCTGCCCATTTCTTTTCTTCGTTTACAGCACGATCAAACATTTTATACGTCCACTCTTCTTCCTCTTTCATAATCTTTTGCATTTCAGGATCATCACCTTCCCTCCACTTATTCAGAATATTCTGAGTAAGTGCTAGGTGTTGATTTTCGTCTCTTGCAATAAGAGAGATAATCTTAGCGGATCCTTCCATGAGTTTAAGTTCGCCAAAGGCGAAACTGCAAGCAAAACTAACGTAGAAGCGAATACCTTCAAGAATATTAACGTTTGCGACTGCTCGATAGAGTTTTCGTTTAACGTCATTGAGTGTTTCCTTTGCGTTTGTGACACCTTCAAGTCTATACATCCAATCATTAGATGTACCATAATTTTGTGCTGATTGAATAAAGTCATCATATGACTCTGTGACGGTTTTAGCACGTTCCAGAATACGCTCATCTCCAATGATAGTATCAAAGACCTCAGAAGGGTCAGAATAGATATTTTTGATGATGTAAGTATATGAGCGACTATGAATCATCTCCATAAATCCCCATACTTCCATACATGCCTCAAGTTCAGGAAGTGAGCAATAAGGAATGAATGCCATACCAGGACCACGACCTTGAACAGAGTCAAGCATAATCTGATACTTCAAATTAGAAGTATAGATATGCTTCTGTTCGGGACGCAGCGTTTGATAATCTCCACGATCCTTCTGAAGAGAGACCTCTTCGGGTCTCCAGAAGTATCCAAGTTGTTGAGTGGTAAGTTTATCAAAGATTGGGTATTTGTATGAATCATATCTTTGAACCCCAAGGGGTTTTCCAAAAAACATTGGTTGTTTTTTAGTATCTACTTTTTCAGTATTAAAAACAGTCATTCCTTTAATATTTGTAGTCTCTTCTGTTGAAGAAATTTTAAACTGCACAGGATTCACACTCTCCCTCCTCTACTGAACTTAATTCACACATTCTATTTACCTCTAAAAAATATTTGGATTTCATAATTAAACCTCAATAATCAAAACATCTTTTTTATTCATAGTAATTTGAACATCCTGCTTTTTACCATCAAACTCATCACAATAATCACAAATTTCTTCAGTAAATGAATAATAGTCAATATTACTCTGCCACTTTGTGGTGTAATTACAGTGATTGATTGAGGACTGGAAGATTGCGAACTCATCCTCAATATTCTCACCATAATTATCCTTGTATATAATCAGGACTTCCATATCATCAGGATATTGTAAAAGTGCTTCTTTTAGGTGTTTAACTTTCATAACTCTTCATAACTCCATCTGTATCCTTTACAATGATTAAATTTTCCTTCACAAGTATATTTGATGTTAGAAGGATTAGTTCCTACAAATTTAGCAGCATCACTAATAGATTGAAACTCTCTTAAAAAGTTTCCTTCAATATCATACTGGAATACTTTGGTTCTTTTTATGTTTGGATTGTTTTTTAGTGTTTGAGAAGTTTTAGATTTACTTTCTTCTTTATGTGATTTTCCAGCAAATCCACAAGGAGATGGTTGTCCCT